AAAAGCATGATTAAGTTCAAAGGTGCGAAGAAAATCAAGCCAAAACAAATTGATTATCTCAATAGCCTGAGCGAGTTCATCCTAGATAAATTTTTCACTGAATATAAGAAAGATCGTCTAGATATCACTGTCAAGTTTAAGAAAGGTCTCTTCGAAGAGACTGATCAGTATGGTAACTGCATCTGGATGGATCAGCATCATCGTCCAGAAGAGTTTGAGATCGAGATAGATCCAGACCAGTCAATTCAGCTTTTGTTAAATACATTAGCTCACGAACTTGTTCATGTCAAGCAGTGGGCCAAAGGTGAGTATTATCAGCTTCAACGTGAGAAGCATGTCTACAAGTTCTGTGGCAAGCGCTTCGATACGAATAAAGTTGATTATTGGGATACGCCCTGGGAAATTGAAGCCCATGGACGTGCAATCGGGTTAGTCGTCCAATGGACACGCGCTAACAACTTGTCAAACAAAGATCTTGTTGTGGAAGGCTAATCTTTCATTAAAAACACGGAGAATTAAATGAGACATTTTATCGTTACTACTGTTGCTCTATTGATGGCAACTACTGCATATGCAGGCGATCTTCCATCAAAGGCAACACCTGCTGCTCCTGTTCAGGCAACAGCATCTGCTGATACAACTATCACTGCAGGCTATGGTTATGAGTTTGCTCCAAACGAATATGATGCATCTACTGCGACCACATATTCGTTGGGTGTAGATCGTAATCTTGGCGGCGGTCTCTCTGTCGGTGCAGCTGTAGGCACTTCACAGGCTGCTGATGAAGGTGCATTGAAGCAGACAATCGAAGCATCTGTCGGATATAAGATCCCATTGTTTGCAGGTATCACTGCAAAGGTCGGTGCTTCTATCGGTGAGCGTTTCACCGATAGTGCGAACTATCCGTACTACACACTCAGCTCAGGCGCTGACTATAAGCTAGCAGACAACCTTACATTGAATGCTATCGGCTATCGTTATCGTAATGCTATCGATGATGCTAACGATTGGGAATCACATCAGTTGAGCACTGGTGCGACTTTTGCACTCAATAAGACAAACGCAGTATTCGTCAAGTTGGCTCGTTCTTATGATTCTGACTTCGAAGCATCAACTGATGCCATCACAGTCGGTTATAAGCTTAGCTTCTAATAAAAAATAGAGTTGACATCGTATTATTGAGGTGATACGATGTCAACTTACATAACAACATACGGGAATATTGTGATGAGATTAGATACTGTGGAAATGATTAAGAAACAGCATAATATAGATGCTGTCGTTCCTTGTATATATCAAGGTAATGTCTTAGAAGATTATTACATCGATAATGCAGGTCAGATATACAGCACTAAAGTATGGCCTTCTGGCGAAAAGATGAATTATATGTATGATGAGGTAAAACGTTATCCGCGAGTTAAACTGCAGGATTACAGTAGTGGAATACGTAAACCTAGAGCCGTTCAAGTCCATAGAGTTGTAGCGGAAACATTTATTCCTTTTTTGAAACCTGCTGAAGTATCTCAAGAAGATTGGGATAATACTCCAAAGAATGTCAAAGATTATATCTTTAAAGAGATGCAGATCAACCATCTCGATTCTGATAGGATGAACTATCATCCGTCAAATCTAGAATGGACATCTAGCACGGAAAATAGGATCCATTATCATGAAAAAATTCGACTGAAGATCTATAAAAAACCGGAGTTCAATAATCCTAATAAATCACAGCCAGGTGCTTCTATAGAATATTTCTTTGAGAACGCCGCATAGCAGCGATAATAAAAAGGCACCTTCAGTGCCTTTTTTCACAAAAAACACATAATTCATCTTAGCTTCATCTTAGATTCATCCAAGCTTCATACTACGTTTATATATACGTCATGGGAGGCACGGGTCTTCTATATTTCATCATACGGGAGTTATCATGTTTAAAAAAATGCTTTTAGCCATCGGTCTATTGACCATTCCTTTCACAGCAACTGCAGCAGATATCACAGGTGCTGGTGCAACATTCCCTTATCCAATCTATGCAAAGTGGGCTGATTCATACAAGAAATTATCTGGTGTCAATCTAAACTATCAATCAATTGGCTCAGGCGGCGGCATCAAGCAGATCGCTGCTAAGACAGTGACGTTTGGCGCAACTGACAAGCCACTCAATGAGAAAGAACTAGCCAAGGATGGTTTGATCCAGTGGCCAATGGTTATCGGTGGTATCGTGCCTATCATCAGGCTGGAAGGCGTTGAGTCTGGCCAGATGGTTCTGGATGGCGAGACACTGGCTAACATCTATCTGGGCAAGATCAACAAGTGGGATGACGCTGCTATCAAGGCATTGAACCCAAAGTTAAACCTTCCAAACAAAGCGATCATCGTCATTCGTCGTAGTGATGGATCAGGCACGACCTTCAACTTCACTAACTACCTATCAAAGGTATCTGCAGAATGGAAGAGCAAGGTTGGAGAAAGCACTTCAGTTGAGTTTCCAGTTGGTATCGGTGCCAAGGGTAACGAAGGTGTCGCAAACAATGTGATGCAGACAGATGGAAGCATCGGATACGTCGAGTATGCCTACGCCAAGCAGAATGGTATCACGCACACCAATATGATCAATGCTGCTGGTAAGAATGTCAGTCCAACAGCCAAGTCTTTTGCAGCAGCAGCAGAAAAAGCTGATTGGAATGGAACTCCAGGATTTGCTGTTATCATCAGCAATCAACCAGGCGATAACAGCTGGCCAATGTCAGCAGCAACATTCATCTTGATGCATGCTGAACCATCAGACAAGGCTAATAGCAAGCTAGCTCTAGCGTTCTTTAATTATGCCTTTGATCAAGGTGACTCACAGGCATTGGCACTTGATTATATTCCAATGCCAGAATCTGTCAAGGCTAAGATCAAGAAAGATGCTATGGGTAAGATCAACGTCAAGTGATCATTACTACATCAATATCAAGTGATGAAAAGGGAGGCTCGAGCCTCCCTTTTGTTTATATAAATAAAATTATATGATTTGATATCGATACAAGGAAAAATAAAATGATCACTTTTCGAAATTTCATGACAGAAGCAACGGCAAAATCTAGTCTATCCCCATCTCGAGTGAGACCAGATAATGATGGCTTAGGAGTTCCTTCCACACAACCTGAAAAACAAAGCGCCGACCTTCGAAATGCAAGTGCTTTCAGAAAGACCGCAAAAAAACAAAAACCGACACCTGCACAAGCAGAAGCATTACATCAATATACCCTTGCACCTAGTAGCATGACAAAAAAACAAAGCACGCATGTAGATGCGTTTTTACATGCACATCCGACAGAACATGAAGGACATGTCTACAGGGGTGTTAGCAGATCTTTCCATCATGATTTCGAAGAAGCAGATAGAAAAGCAGGCAGAGAAGTTCCTTATGTAGATATCTATCATCCTCATCCTATGTCAACAACAGTCGATCAGAGATCTGCATCTATCTTCGGACACAATGATCCTGATTATAATAAATATCTATCTAAGGCTACAAAAAAAGCGATAACAACCCCAGGCCACAATCCACGGCGCATGAAAGAAGAACTAGTACATCAATTGAGATTGAAAGTTCCTAAAGGTCATCCTGCTGCATACATTGCACCTCATTCTGAATTTGAAGACAACGATAATATTATGCGTCACTCAGATGAAAGTGAAGTGTTGATGCCTCGTGGCACGACTATTAGAGTCTATAGGCATCCTACTATACATAAAAAATGGATCGGATTTGGATCTCATCAGATAATCAATAATCATGTGACATGGCACGGAGAAGTCCTACCCCACGACCATAAAGACCAACCAAAATAACAGTTGACATAATTAAACCTCTATGCTATTATCATAATATCAGCAATGGAGGTTTTTTATGTCTAATCAACGTGCCGGCAAGACTCATGCAGCATCTCTGAATGATGGAGCTAATATATCGCTTCAGTCGCTGCTTAACTTCTGCAAGGAAGCTCGTAAAGATCTTACTAATGAAGGTGAAGATGATTCTGCTCTCAGGTTTGAGATATTAGAAGAATGGTTGCGAAATGACTTTAAAGGGTCGTTCAAATATCAATCTAAGATGATTGGATTGTGACAAAAAGAGGTATGCTAAGTTTTATAGGATTTTTATTAGAAGGTAGCCTCAATTCAAAAGCAGGAAACAATTTTGATTTGCGTGTCAATAAATATGAAACTGAAGGTGATCGCCATACACAGAAATATATTGCGCCATATTTACCTGGTGGATCTTCACACGCAAAAGGCACTCACACTGTAAATGCTAATGTGTCACCTGAAATTCCAAAGGGGTCTGCTGTAACTATTCATGGTCATACAATCATCAATGGCAAACATCATGCTGTAATTTCAGCGTCAGGAAGTAACAAAAAAGTTACAGTGCCTACGAATAGATTGAACAAGCCGAAAGATGCTGCTCCGACAGAAAACGAAGGCCACCGATATGAAAAATCAACTTTTGATAGATTTCGGGAACATGGGTTAGTACCCGAGGGATTTAAACCTGCAGGTTCAACTGCAGGTACTGACGTTCCTATTCTAAACAAGCGTAAAAATACACAACACTCAGGTAAAATTATGTCAGATGATAAAGTTTTGCTATCAGGTGAAGTCAAAAAGGACACAACTGCAGCATTTGGACAAATAACTGTTAGACATGATCCAGCAAAAGGTGGCTGGCATATCCCAGATGACAACAGAGGCAAAAGACCACAATATGCTGCAGCAGTTGAAGCGGCTGGTTTATTAGATCATTTAAATAAAACAGTTCCCAATCCTTCTGCTGTGAAAACAACTGCTTCAGGTAGAGCTAAAACAGAAAGAATTCCACACCCGAATCTTGAACCAGCAGAATCGTATTTGTCAGATCACCATGTTGACGTATTACACGTTGGCGGCGGACACGGCACTTATAGCGTGGGTAAAAAAGATGTTACTGGCCACGGTCTGCCTAGATTGTCGGGCAAAGGATTATGGACAATTCGTCAGAAACAAACGGGTGCAAATGCACATAATGCTAGAACTATCATGTTCCAGCCACACGGCAAAGGCGGCCTGAATAATAGTCATATCAATCTTGATAACGATGATCATATGGAATCATTTAAGAAAACGCTAGGACACAATGGCGGACCTGCGTTTGATCCTAGAAAAGAGTAAGAAATAATGAAAACTTTTGCAGAATTTATCTCAGAGGCAACATCCGTAGATGACGAAATGCTCGGACATCTGACTCATACGAAAGACTTGCCCCACGAAGCACCCCAGCATGCTCAAGCAGCTGTCGATCTATTACATCAATTCCATAAGAAGAGGATGGGACAATCTAGCCCTGTGGGTGCTTCTCTGAAGACTGACGGTGGTGCATCTGTGCATGTGATACATGATGAGAATGGCGTCGGTGTCTCAGATAAGCATAGGATGGCAAGGGGTGTCGTCGCAAGAACGCCAGAAGAGATCGATACTCATTTCGGACATGCACCAGAATATGCGGCGTCGCTCAAGCATCTGTTAGCACACGGCCATGAGTTTGTAAACAAAGGTCATCATGTCCAGGGCGACTTGCTACATACACCTGCAGATAAAGCAGATAAGACATCCAAGAAGGGTGGTTCTACTTCTACGACGCCGAACAGGATCACATATAAGGCAAGGACAAAGGCGCCTCTCGGAATCGCTGTCCATACAGAGATCACGGGCGGAGTTGCTCACGGGTTGTCAAAGAACGCTCTAAGACATAGCGATAATGTGTTTGTCCCAGAACATGAATATCATCCTGATCCAAAGACATATTCAGATGAAGATAGGAAAGCAACAGAACAGCATCTGAATGCAGCAAAGGCGCTATTAAAAGGTCATACGACCGAGCATCTCACTCCCGCACATATCGATCCTAAGAAAGGCGGTCATTTCACTACATACCTCAACAGGACGACGAGACGCGGCGAGGCTGCCACTGTAGAAGGATACAAGAAGCATCTTGCTGCTGAAGGTGAGAAGGCTGCTAGGAAATTAAAGACACCTGCAGGACAACAGAAAACAAGAGATCAATTTGCTAGCCATATCGCTCATGTCGAGAAGCATGCTCCTCATTTCCAGCGTTCATTAGATATCAGACATCATCTCGGACAAGCTACAGAACATCTCCTAAAAGGAATCTCGCATCCTGACATGGAAACATCTATAGACGGCAAAAAGTCACAAGGTGAAGGCATCGTATTGCAGAAGAAAGATTCTGCAGGAAAGATGAGACCTGTATCAAAGCTAGTCCCAGTTAAAGTATCTAATGCGATATTAAACAATCCGAGGTTTGCAGAATGAAGACCTTCATCCAATTCATATCAGAAGAAGAAGAGATCAAACACGGCGTCTTTGCGTTCGGAAGATTTAATCCGCCCACTGTCGGACATGAGAAACTCATCCATGCTACAGAAAAAGTTGCTGCTAAACACGGCGTAGGAGCAAACATCATCGCTTCTCATTCAGAAGGAACATCTAAGAATCCGGTCCCGACTAAGGCTAAAGTAAGATACTTGAAGAAAGTTGTTGCAAAGACATCTACTGTATCTCATTCTGACAGCGAATCTCCTAGCGTATTACAACAAGCAGCAAAGCTTCATAAGCAAGGTGTCACTCATCTCCATATGGTCGCTGGTTCTGATCGTGTAGACGAGTATCATAAATTGCTTCATAAGTATAATGGAACACACGAAGGCGCTCTGTTTAACTTCAAGCACATCGATGTACATTCGGCAGGCTCTCGTGATCCTGATGCAGAAGGTACAGAAGGTGTATCAGGAACCAAAGTCAGAGCTATGGCACATGCAGGTGATGCTGAAGGTGTCGAGAAAGCGTTACCTAAAGCTCTCCATCCTCATGTGAAAGAGATAATGAGGCACATCCAGAGCATTAAAGAAGATGTAGATATCGAAAATATAAATTCGATATATTGAAAGATAGATTATGAATGAGAATGAAATCCTTAAGAACTTCGCTAGAGCATTAGGTGCTGAAGATACTCTTAAAGAAATAGAAGAAAAAGAACA